TTATGATGCAAGTGTTGGATTCCGTTCTTTGAAAGAGTTAGAAGCATTCATGGGTCATGATATCAGGGAGACATCTGTTCCATTTGACATTGACCGTAAGTTGACAACCAAAGAGATAGATGCTACTTTTGGATACTGCGACACGGATGTAATGGAACTGTTTCATGTGTTCGTTGAAACCAAGGATGAATTCGAAAGCCATATGGGATTGATAAAGGAGTTCAAACTTCCAATCACAAATGTCTCTAAGACAAAGGCTCAAATCTCTGCGATTATTCTAGATGCTGTTCGTAAGGACAGGTACGATGAATTTGACATAGTGTTCCCTAATACAGCACAGTTGGGTAAGTACGCATGGCTCATGGACTGGTATCAGGAATGGGCACAGACTAAGACCTATGATTCTATGGAACTTAAAACCAACGTAGCAGGAGTACCGCACACGTTTGGAATAGGTGGTCTCCATGGTAGCGTGGACAACTATGTTGGAGAGGGAACATTTATAATGGCTGATGTGGGTAGTTACTATCCTGCATTGATGATTGAGTATGACTTCCTATCCAGAAACGTGAAGAACAAAGCATTCTTCAAGGTGATTCGTGATGAAAGAATTGAAATGAAGAAGGTTAAGAATCCGAAAGAGAAGCCTAGGAAGATTGTTCTGAACAGTACGTATGGAGCATCCAAAGACCAGTACAATGCACTCTATGACCCACTACAGGCGAACAATGTATGTATAGCAGGACAGTTGCTCCTAGTAGACCTTATCGACAAGCTAGAGGGAAAATGCCAACTGATACAGTCCAATACAGACGGTATACTGGTGAAGCTGTACAGGGATGCTGACAAGGATATGATAATCTCAATCTGCGAGGAATGGGGCAAGAGAGTACGTATGACCATGGAGTATGATGTATACAAGAAGGTTATACAGAAGGATGTCAACAACTATATCATTGTTCCAGAGGGTGACCTGTACGATAAGAAGGGATACCCAAGATGGAAAGCCAAGGGAGCGTTTGTCAAGAAGCTATCACCACTAGACAATAACCTTCCAATAGTCAACAAGGCTGTTGTGGATTACTTCATAAAGGGTATTCCAGTAGAGAGAACAATCATGTCGGCTAAGAATCTAATCGACTTTCAATTTATAACAAAGATAAGCGGTAAGTATGAGTATGGAGTCCATGGTAACAACATAGTCCGAGGTAAGGTTCATAGGGTTTTTGCAAGTGCACTTTCAAAAGATGAGACACTGTACAAACTCAAAAAGGATACTGGTAGACTCGAGAAGACTGGTGGTACGCCTATCAACTGTTTCATAGATAATGGTGATGTTCAGAATAAACCAATCACTTCCAGACTGGACAGGCAGTGGTATATAAATCTAGCAACTGAAAGAATACAGAGTTTTTTAGGGTAGGGTGTTGACAGCATCCTTCCCTTATGTTATCATTAGGGTATAACAAGTGGAGGGGATACAAATTGGCAAACTTATTTAAGGGATATATCAGAAGCGAGGCGAAAGTTCCAATGTCAGCAATCATAGGTGGAACGTACTTGGAGACACCACCAGAGCGAGGGGATTACGTTGGAGTGCTTCGTGAGGGTATTGTCCAGATAGATTTCGACAGCGAGGAAGATTCTAAGATAGCACTAGCAATTGTCAAGAAGTACAAGATGAAGTGCGACATACTTAAGACAACAAGGGGTGTGCACCTGTACTTCCTCAACAACGGTAAGGTAAAGAAGACGGATTCACATGTGTTCACTACAATCGGTGTTCTATGTGATGTGGGAATGGGAGACAAGAATAGGGTAATACCACTCAGAGTAACCAAGGATATTGAATCGGTGAGACTGGTGAACGGTGAGCCTGTGGTAACCATTACAAAGGCAGTGCACCAGAGAGAGTGGCTACAGACCTATGACGAACTGGATGTGCTCCCTGCTTGCTTCACACCATTGGATAAGACTGACAGGGAGCTTAAGAAGTCCAATACCAGAAACCAAACACTGTTCAGCTATATTCTCACACTGCAGTACTATGGTTTCGACAAGGACGATATCAGGAGAATAATTAAGATAATAAATGACTTCATACTGTACGAGAGGCTTGACGATAAAGAGATTGACACCATAACCAGAGATGATGCGTTCTCCGAGGAAATGTTCTTTGAAAACAAGGTGTTCCTGCACGATAGGTTCGGCAACTATATGCTGACGAATTCAAACATTCTGAAAATAGACAATCAACCGCATATCTACACTCATGACCAGTTGTACAGTAATGACCCGAACGAGTTTGAGAAGGTCATGCTTGACAAGATACCAAGTCTGAGGGATGCACAGCGTAAGGAAGTCTACAAGTACGTGTACCTAAAGTGCACAGCCAAAGGTGAATTCTCGCCTCCAAGGTATCTCGGAATGAAGAACACCATCTTGGATATCCAGACAGGTGAAGAGATTCCGTATTCTCCAAAGTGGATAATCAACAACAGGATTGACTTCGAGTATAAGCCTGATGCGTACCATGATGTTATGGATAAGACACTTGACAAGGTGTGCCTAGGAGACCCACAAGTAAGGGCACTGCTCGAGGAAATGATTGGATACACACTGTATAGGAAGAATACAATGCAGGTGTGCTTCATACTCACAGGAGAAGGAAGTAACGGTAAGTCCACAATTTTGAATGTGATTAAAAAACTGCTAGGAAAGAAGAACTACACATCCCTTGACCTTAGAGAGTTAGAGGACACTTTCAAACCTGCAGAACTGTACAACAAGCTTGCTAACATTGGAGACGATATCTCAGCCAAGTATCTCGAGAGTTCATCCGTATTCAAGAAGGTGGTGACAGGAGAATCATTCATGGTGCAGAGGAAGTATGCACAGCCTTTCGAGTTAGAATCATATGCCACTCAAATATTCTGTGCAAACGAGTTGCCACAAGTTCACGATAGGTCGGATGGATTCACCAGAAGAATAGTGATAGTACCTTTCAATGCCAAGTTCTCCAAGACGGATGCAGACTATGACCCATTCATAGAGGACAAGCTTCTGTCAGACGAGGCAATAGAGTATCTGCTAAAGCTTGCCATAGAGGGTTTGAAGAGGGTTCTGTTCAACAGGCAGTTCACTAAGTCAGATAGAGGTGAAGCAGAGAAGGTAGACTACAACAAGCTTAATAATAACATGCTAGAGTGGTTCGACAACGAGCCTGCTATAGAGAATCAGTCGGTGGCAGATGTGTATTCAACATATCAAGTGTGGTGTGCCAATAATGGATGTCAGCCTGTTAAGAAACTCAATTTCAGTAAGGAAATCAAGAAGGTGTATGGTCTTACCACAAAGATTAAGACCATTGGTGGAAAATCAATAAGAATATATGCGAGGGAGGAATAAAGGGGTTGACAGCCTCCCTCTCGTATGTTACAATAAGAGTATGAAAGGAGTGAGCGAAATGAAGAAAGGCGAAGTATGGTTGGTTGACTTAAGCGGTAGGATTGGTAGTGAGCAGACAGGCTACAGACCATGTTTGATAGTACAGGATAACAAAGGTGCTTCTAATTCTCCAACAGTTGTAGTATGTCCTATAACTTCCAGAGACAAAACATTCCATTTGACACATGTTCCAGTAGACCTATTGAAGCCATCCACCATACTTTGCGAGCAGATAGTTACAGTGGATAAGAGCAGGATGGGGAAATACTTGGTGGCAGTTGATGCAGAGGTATTAGCACAAGTCAGAGAGAAAATAATGATAGTATTAGGAATGTAGGGGTGAAAGCATGGTAACATTATACAGTAACGGATGTCCAAAGTGCCTAGTATTAAAGAGCCAATTGGACGAAAAGAAAATTGAATATAACACTTCAAAGAACTTCACTGAACTCTTCAAGAGGGGATTCAGAGGACTTCCAGTGTTAGAGATAAATGGCGTATTTCTTACTTTTGATGAAGCAATAGCACAGACGATAAAGGGGATAGAGTAATGGCAAGAAAACTGTTAGATAGCAAGACACTGGTGGAGGGATATCTTAGGGATAAGGATTGGAGAGTAAAGGAAAACTCAAATTCACCAAAGTCATTCGGAGGTCTCAATAAGTACCTTGCAGGCGAAGTATCCAAGAATTACTGGTTGAATGAAGTGTACACATCCGAGATAAGGAATGCGTACTTGAAGGGAGACCTGCACATCCATGACTTGTCTGGACTAACACTGTACTGTTGTGGGTTCTCACTCGAAAACATCCTGCTTATGGGTGTTCAAGGGATTTCAAACATTCCAACATCATCACCTGCAAAGCACTTCGGGTCGGCACTCAATCAAATGGCTAACCTCATCACCGTATACCAGAACGAGATAATGGGAGCAGTGGCACTGAATAACGTGGACACCCTTCTAGCACCGTTCATAGCGTATGACAAGCTTTCAAGGGAGCAGGTAAAACAGGAACTACAGAACTTCATATACTCAATCAACTCAAACAGTAGAGGTGGTGCTGAACCTGCATTCACCAATGTAACCTTCGACATAACACCTTCGGATGATATGCTCAATAAGCCAATTATCCATGGTGGAAAGTATGAGCCGAAGACATACAAGATGTTCCAGAAAGAGCAGGACATGTTCAATGAGGTATTCACTGAAATAATGCTTGCAGGGGATTCACTTGGTAAGCCATTTGCGTATCCAATCATAACCTACAATATCGGCAAGAGGTTCGATTGGGATAATCCAAAAAATGACAACATGTTCAAGATGGCAGGCAAATTCGGATATCCGTATTTCGCCAACTTCATCAACTCGGACATGGACGAGAGTGATATCAGGAGTATGTGTTGCAGATTTAGGATTGACCTGAGAGAACTGAGGAAGAGGAATGGTGGATTGTTTGGTAGCGGAGACAATACAGGGAGCATCGGTGTAGTAACCATAAACCTTCCTAGGATTGGGTACGTGGCAGATGATGAGGCAGAACTATTCGAACTTCTTGACAAGCAGTTGGTAATAGCAAAGAAGAGTTTGGAATTGAAGAGGGCATTCCTACAAGAAGCGATTCTAGAAGGTGGACTTATACCTGCATATCAGAAGTATGTCGGAACACTTGATAATCACTTCTCCACAATCGGTGTGGTTGGAATGAATGAAATGTGTGAGAACTTCCTAGATGCTGACATTCAATCTGTACAGGGAAAAGACCTATCACTTAGGGTTGGAGAGTATATCCTAAAGAGGCTTGCTGACTTCCAAGAAGAGACTGGAAACATATACAACTATGAAGCCACTCCTGCAGAATCCACAGCATACAGACTGGCACAGAAGGATGTGGAGACCTTTGACGGAATCATCACAAGGGGCACTAAGGAAGTACCGTACTACACCAACTCATGCCACA